GAGATATATACTACACGATCATTCGGACGGAAAACTGTGTATATTAGAGGGGCTTTTAGAGTGGCTTTCCAGTGAGAATGAAATGCACATAATCGCTTCGGTGTTCTTCCAGAAAAATCACCAGTTCATAGAAATGCATCTCATTGGCAATGTACTGCACCATTGGGACATCGAACATATTCGTGAACCCGCGCTTACGGACGGCAAGGATCTGCTCTCGGATTGTCTCAGTCATGGTTGCACCTCCGACAAATGTCCTCGCCGTAAGCCACGCTCAGCCCGCTGCCGTTATCCCAGGCAACCATGATGCTGCCGATGTCGTCCACGCCTCGCACGGTGCCCTTTGTGCCGACAGGCGGCGCTTGGGGATCGTTCATCTGAACAAGCTCCACACGGGCGCCGACCGGGTATTCCTTACGAATACGCTCGACCGTTTCCTTACTCGGAAATCTCATGCTGCGCACCTCCGTTTCTGAAAGCCGAGGAGCCGGAGAGGTTCTTCAGCAGAATTTTTCGGGCGGTTTTGTATTCTGCACCGATAAAGCCGAGCCGCAGGAGAAAGCAACGGAATGCGTACTTCTCGTTGTCGACCGGCTTTTCCTTGGTGGTGATCCGCTTCTGCTTCAGGGCCATTTCACATAGGGCTGCGATGAAATGCGAGTAGGCTTTGATCTCTTCGGGAGAGGGCAGCTCCTGGAACCAGGGGAAGGCGATACGATCTTCCTTAAGTTCAATGCGGATATCCTCGACGCCGAGGGCCTTTTTGATCAGCTCGCCCTTGGCATCCAGCAGTTTGGTGAGGTTTCCGACCGAGACCTTTTCGAGTGGGATCTCAATCGTCAGGCCCGTTTCTTCGGCTTCGTCCTTGACCGGGTTGAATCCGGCTGCGGCAAGGGCGACGATGACCGCCTCAATGGTGCCCTGATCCGTGCGCTCGTCCCAGACCATGGTTCCGTCTTTTTCAACGGTGATGTTGCTGATGACAAAGGCGCAGGTCGGCATGAACTGATAGACGGCCTTCATGCCGACCACTTTGGAAATGATGCCGACCAGCTCTTTGCGGTCCTGTCCGGTGACATTGTAGTGTAGTTCTTTCATGGGCTTACCTCCTTGTTTTTTGGTACTGTATATATCACTCTAAAGCCACAGAATAGCAAGCGATTTCAGAAAAATGTATGTACCGATTATCGTAGAAAAAACAGGAGTTTCAATTGTCTACATTAGCTACTTCCTTAAAGCGGAAAGTTGCGCCATCACGCTGGACCGTCACACCTTCCGAGGAGCCTACCTGTTCGATGTATCGCTTTACGATGACGTCACAGAACTTCTCATCCAGTTCTATGGTATAGCAGATGCGATCCGACTGCTCACAGGCAATCAGGGTGCTACCGGACCCGCCGAAGGGGTCAATCACCACCGAATTTGCCATAGAGCTGTTCTGAATGGGATAGGCCAGAAGCGGGATAGGCTTCATAGTGGGATGGTCACCGTTTTTCTTGGGTTTGTCGAACTCCCAGATGGTGGACTCTTTGCGCCCGGTGTACCATTGGTGTTTGCCTTTCTTCTTCCAACCGTAGAGGCACGGCTCGTGCTGCCATTGATACGGGGAGCGCCCCAGCACCAGAGACTGTTTCTTCCAGATACAGCAGCCGGAGAGGTAGAACCCGGCAGCGTCAAAGGCCTTGCGGAAGTTCAGCCCCTCGGTATCGGCGTGGAACACATAGATGGACGCATCGTCCGCCATGACCTTCTCCATATTGGAAAAGGCATCGAAGAGGAAGTCGAAAAACTTCTCCGATGCCATGTTGTCGTTTTTGATTTTTCCGGCGCTGCCCTCGTAGTTCACATTGTAGGGCGGGTCGGTGATGACGAGGTTCGCCTTGCGGCCGTCCATGAGGGCGGCGTATGTTTCCTCACGGGTAGCGTCACCGCAGATGAGCCGGTGCCGTCCCAGTGTCCAGATGTCGCCGGACTTGGTGAAAGTCGGCTTCTGCAGCTCGGTATCTACATCGAAATCATCCTCCTGAACATCCTTGCCGTCATCGAACAGTTTTGACAGCTCCTTCTCATCAAAACCGGTGAGGAGCGGGTCAAGGTCCGCCGCCTGCAAGGACTCGATCTCCACACGCAGGAGTTCTTCATCCCAGCCTGCATCCATCGCCATACGGTTATCTGCAATGATGTACGCTTTCTTCTGCGCTTCGGTGAGGTGGTCAGCAAAAACGCACGGTACTTTGGAAATACCTTCCTCCTTGGCGGCAAGAATACGACCGTGACCGGCAATAACGCCATAGTCACGGTCGATAATCACGGGGTTGATGAAGCCGAACTCACGGAGAGAGGAGCGCAGCTTATTGATCTGCTCCGGTGAGTGAGTTCGGGCATTGTTTACATAGGGAACGAGTTTTGCAATGGGGACGAGCTTCATTTCGGTGGTCGTTTTCATTACACAAGCCCCCATTCTGCAAACTTCTCAAAGCCGCCCACAGAGCGGATATAGTTCCGAGCGATTTCCACGATTTCGGGATACGGTCTGCCGTCCACGGTATCGTCTCCAATGGCGCAGCAGAGCGTTACGAGCCTGCCGGTTTTCTGCGCTTTGAGGAAAGCGTAGATGTTCATGCTGACATCTGCTTTCGAGAGATCTTTGCCGTGCAGACCGCCGCCCGTCACCGAGTCAGCCATATCCGAACCGAGCTTACGGTTGGTGGCTCCGGTGTCCACATCGGTACCACCGGTCCAGTCGCCGAGCGGGTTGATCTCCGCATCGGGATACAGCTTTCGGAGTGCATCCGAAGGCGCATTGCTCTGACAGAGAATGAGTCGGTCGCTGTCCAAAATGTACTTGCCGTCATAGGGATACACGGAGATCCGGCCTGCGGGACGGTACTGTCAAGATTTATGCGCAAAAATGTTTGCAGAGCTCGGCTGAATGAAGTCAGCCGGCAATGAAGGCGTCGTCCAGAGCTGCCTCCAAATGCTTCATA